TACCTCAACGAACGCACGGCAATGACAATCAGTGCTGTGTTTGCGTGCATACAATTGATTGCAGGCGCGGTGGCTAGTTTGCCGTTGCCTGTATATCGCATTGCAGCTAATGGCGACCGTGAACGTGTTGACCATGCAAACAGTTGGTTTGTTAATCAGCAAGCCAGCCCTGTGTATTCGTCTAGTGCGTTTTGGTCTTACATTATTTTAAGCAAGTGCTTACATGGTGATGGTTTTGCGCGTATTCATCGGGTAACACCTTATACCGATGATGTGGCCATGATTGAGCCACTGCACCCGTTATGTGTGCAAGTGTGCCTAAACCCAAACAATAAAAGCCGCCGCTTGTATGTTGTGACCAACAGCTTAACAGGCATTACCGAGACGATTGACCAAGACGACATTTTGCACTTTAGCGGCTTAGGGTTTAACGGCTTGCGTAGCCTTAGCCCCTTGCGTTATTCGTTAAAGTTTGCAGGCGGCATTGCCTTAGCCGCCGATAATTTTAGTGCTGACTTTTTTGGCGAAGGTACTAAGCCAGAGTTTGTGATTAAAACGCAAGATGCCAAATTAACCGAAGACCAAAAAAACATAATCCAAAGCGCATGGTCTGACTTGATTGCAGGTAACAGACGCAAACCTGGTGTGCTTGGCAAAGGCATGGATATAACAGAGTTAACAATTAGTGCCGAAGATGCACAGTTAATTGCCACTCGACAATTTCAAGTTGAAGACATTGCCCGCGCCTTTGGTGTACCACCCTTTATGATTGGCCACACAACCAACACAACGAGCTGGGGCAGTGGTGTGGAACAAATGGGGATTGGCTTTGTTAAGTACACACTAAGCCGCCACTTGGTTGGCATTGAACAAGAGTGCAACCACAAACTTTTTGAGCGTCCATTCTTTTGTGAGTTTATGACCGCAGGCTTAGAACGTGGCGACACCATAGGCCGCTTTAATGCGTACCGCGTAGCGTTAGGCCGTGCGGGTGAACCTGGCTTTATGACAGTTAACGAAGTACGCAAAGCAGAAAACTTACCACCCGTTACAGACGGCGATTTACTAAACACAAGTACCGCGCCTAGCGTGACGGTCAGCATGGGTAATAATTAACATGGCTCAACTTTATCAATTGTATGCACTTAACCGTGCAGCACAAAGACGCTTTGATGTTGTGAACGATGCCACGACACAAGAAGCGACTGTTTACTTATATGACACCATTGTAAGCACCGATGCCGAGTCGGAGTGGTGGGGCGGTGTTAGCCCAATGCAGTTTATTACTGAGTTGGCAAACATTAGCGCAAGCACAATTCATTTACGCATTAACTCACCAGGTGGTGATGTGTTTGCCGCACGTGGTATTGAGCAAGCCATTTTAGAATCGGGCAAAACGATTATTGCCCACATTGACGGTGTGTGTGCTAGTGCCGCCACTTACATTGCATTGGCGTGTAGCAAGGTAGTGATGGGCGAGGGTGCTATGTTTATGATCCACAACGCATGGACAATGGCATGGGGCGACAAAAACGACCTAACCAAAACAGCCACGCTATTAAACAAGATTGATGGCACGCTTGCTAACTCTTATGCCAAAAAAACAGGCAAAGATACCACCGAAATTGCCGCGCTGATGGATGCCGAAACGTGGTTTACAGCCCAAGAAGCTAAAGATTATGGCTTTATTGATGAGTTATCCACAGCGATTAACGCCAAAAACGTGGCAACTACTGTAAACAACTGGAATATGGGCGTTTATAAAAACGCGCCCCGTGCTTTTGCAGCACCAAAACCCCAAGAATCACCCAAAAAACCACAGGCAACCGCCTTAAATTTTGACCGTGAAGCCGCAAAACGCCGCTTGGCACTTGCGTTAGTTTGATTTAACCCACGCCAACAGGCCGCATTTGCGGCTTTTTTTATTTGAGAGACTCACAAATTATGAAAACGATTGCAGAATTACGCGCTTTAATCAAAGCAAAACATACCGAAGCCAAAACTTTGGTAGAAAACACCGCGTCTAATGCTTGGACAGAAGAAAACCAAGCCGCTTATGAGCAGCTTTTGGCTGAGATTGACAGCGCAAAAGCCCAAATTGACCGCATCAATGAGTTGGCTCAAGCCTTAACTCAGGAAGAAGCAACCGAAGAAGCAGGTGCAGCGGCGCATAATGCACGCAATAAAAACCCTGCCATTGCTAAAAGCCGCCAGCTATTTGCTAAGTGGTTGAAAGGTGGTGACAAAGCCATGTCTGCCCAAGATTGGACAGATATTCGCGCAACTATGTCCACCACTACAGGTAGCCAAGGCGGTTACACTGTGCAAACTGATATTGCACAAACTGTTGCTGATGCTCTTAAAGCGTTTGGTGGTGTGCGTTCAGTTGCTACGATCATTCAAACAGATCAGGGCAACCCAATGTCGTTCCCAACATCGGACGGCACTAGCGAAGTGGGTGAATTGATTGCAGAAAATACCACTGCTACAGCTTCCGACCCATCATTTGGTACCACAGCACTTAATGTTTATAAGTTCAGCTCTAAAATTATTGCTGTACCAATCGAACTCTTGATGGATAGTTCTGTTGATATTGAAGCGTTTGTGTTGAAGCGTATTACCGATCGCATTGGCCGTATTACCAACACTTACTTTACAACAGGCACAGGCTCAAGCCAGCCTAAAGGCGTTGTGACAGCAGCAAGCGAAGGAAAGGTAGGCGCAACTGGTCACACAACATCAATTACTTATGATTATTTAATTGATTTGGTACACAGTGTTGACCCTGCTTACCGCATGAGTTCGCAATGTGGTTTTATGTTGCACGATACAACCATGCGCGAAATTCGTAAGTTAAAAGACGATGCAGGCCGCCCTGTATTTATGCCTGGTTATGATGGTTTGGCCGATGCAATGCCAGATACCATTTTGGGCTACCCAGTGACCATCAACCAAGATATGCCTGTGATGGCCGCTGATGCCAAGTCAGTGTTGTTTGGTGATTTTAGCCGCTACTATGTGCGCGATGTGTTGCAAAATACCATGCACCGTTTTGAAGATTCGGCTTATGCCAAACTTGGTCAAGTTGGGTTTTTAGCGTGGGCGCGTAGTGGTGGTAACTTGAGTGATGTGGGTGGTGCAATCAAATACTACCAAAACTCCGCAACTTAATTAAAAGCTAACAATAAAGGCGCGACTATCGCGCCTTTTTATTTGGTCAACGCTATGAAAACAATCATTACTACATCGGCTTCTGGATTAGTCGTACCACTAACGCTAGTAAAAAATCATTTACGTTTAGATAGTGATGATGGCAGTGATGATGATTTCATTACGCATTTAATTAACGTAGCAACTGAACGTGCAGAACATCAAATTGGTAAATCATTACTCACAAAAACATATAAAACAGTTGCTGAATTTGGCGAAAAAATAAAATTAACCCCTAATTTAATTTCAATTAGTGGTGTTGTGTTGACTAAAGATGACAACACGACAGTTAATTTAGTCAGTGGTGATTATTGGTTAAACGAAAATAGTTTAGTGCCTGAAATTATTCCAATGGTGTTGGTAGAACAATCCATTGCGGTTATCTACACGGCAGGATATGGCACAGCAGATAACGTGCCACACGCCATTAAACAATGGTTATTAGTTGACATCGCAACACTCTATGAAAACCGTGAAGCGGTTATGACGTATGGTGTAAACAGTGTACCGTATCCTTTTGTTGATGGCTTGCTTGACCCATATCGAGTGCAGTACTAATGCAAACGCCAATTGGCAAACTACGTCACCGCGTCACTTTCCAAAAGCTCACTATGTCACGCGGCCTAAGCGGTGGTGAAAAACAAGAATGGGTTGACGTTTGCACGGTTTGGGCGCGTGTCAGCCCGTTAAGTGGCAAGTATCTATTTGCCGCACAACAAAATCACAGTGAAGTCACGGGAACTATCGACATTCGTTACCGTGCCGACATTAACGCCAAAATGCGAGCAACGCATGAAGGAAAAATCTACAGT